CGATGATGCCGGCGACCTTCAGTACGAAGCCTTCCTTGAGTTGAAAGCCCTATGGAACGCGACCGAGCGCTGCTGTGCGTGGTATATGATGGGTGCTGACGGGCTCAAGGAGAAGATCAACCGCTCGATAGAGTGCAGGAAGGTCGGCTATACCGAGATGCTGAGCCGCTACGGCGACCGCTTCAGCAAGGTCACGCCTGACAATGGCGAAGACCGCCGTGCCTTCCTGTTCGAACAAGCCCGGATCGTGGCGAAGGTCAACGCCCCCGATGGCGCCGACATAGCGCAGATAGTGCGCAAGACCGGAGGCGGGCTGCGTCGCGTATATACCGAAATCGAAAAACTTAAAAGACAGTGACTATGCCGAAGAGAGCGTTCAGCCCCAGAGAGGTGCTTGCCAAGACCTACAGGACCCTGCCGTGGGACGGCGAGTGGGCCGAGGCCTTCGGGCTGCCCACCGTCAACGAGACATGGCTCATCCACGGGCAGTCAGGCTCCGGCAAGAGCAGCTTCGTGATGCAGCTCGCGCGGAAGCTCACCGAGTACGGCACCGTCCTGTTCATGAGCTACGAGGAAGGAGTGGGGCAGTCCTTCCAGAAACGCATCGCCAGGTTCAAGATGAACGAGGTGCAGGGGCGGTTCCGCATCGCCACCTCCGACACCATTGAGGAACTGACGGCGCGGCTCAGATGCAAGAAAAGCCCGAGGTTCGTCATCATCGACAGCTTCCAGGCCGCGGGGTGGGAGTACCCCGAGACCGAGTCCCTGATAAAGAGCTTCCCCCGGAAATGCTTCATCTTCATCAGCCAGGAGCACAAGGGGCAGCCGATGGGCAAGGCCGCCGTCAGACTTAAGTTCTTCGCGGGGGTGAAGGTCAGGGTCAGCGGCTATAAGGCCTACTGCCAGGGCCGCTTTATCCCGGCACCGGGTGTATATTACCCGGTATGGACGGAAGGAATATTGAAAACGACCAACAATCCCGGATAACTATGAGTAAGAAACGAACAATGATAATCATCGAGCCGGACAGCCGGATACACAAGGAGGCGTTTATGACCGCCCCGATGACATGTCCTTATTGCAACGGCAGGGGAGGATTTGGTATAGACACTTCCGAAGGACCGGATTTTCAGCCATGCCCGGACTGTGCCAGCACCGGCGAGGTGGCTGCAATGGTGACGATAGACTGGAAACCGAATATAAAATAAACGATTATGAGTGAGACAAAATTTACCTGCTGCATCTGCGGCAAAGAGGTCGCGGAATACGGCAACGATCCGTGGCCAATCAAAGAGGACGGTCGGTGCTGCAATTACTGCAACTGGACGGTAGTCCTCAAGGAGAGAAACCGATTAAGTGAACTAAACAGAAAAAAGAACAATGGCTAAAGACAAAGATAAAGTCCAACTTCAGGTTCTTGATGAGTTATGCGGCAAGACAAGAACTTCGCTCAATGCTGCACTTCATTACCTTGAAGTAGTGGCTGTAACCGAGACAACAAGGGATACAGCGATGGTAAAAACCAAAATTGATGAAGCTCTTATGTGGCTTGAAAGATACCATACTGGTGTCATGATCGATTTAGCTAATAAAACATGCGTATAATATGAAACAGGAAGTAACAAACTTCGCCCGGTTCTATGCGGCAATCAAGGCTCTTGATTTTTACACCGACCGCGATGATATGAAAAAGAATCTGGTACACCAGTACACCGGAGGGCGCACCGACAGCCTCCGCGAGATGACGCGGGAAGAGTACGACCGCTGCTGCGAGGATATCAAGCGCAAGGTCTGCGGGCAGGACGAGCTCCGCAGGGAGCGCAGCAAGACTCTCAAACTCATGCAGCAGATGGGAGTTGATACAACCGACTGGGGGCGCGTCAATCTGCTGTGCCGTGATGCCCGGATAATCGGCAAGGATTTCTACTATATCACCGCCGAGGAACACCGGGAACTGCGACGGAAGCTCAAGAGTATCGAGCGCAAAGGCGGCATACGCCGGCAGCCGGTGGAAATGCCGGAGCCGCCAAAGACTCAGCAATCCCGGCAGCAAGTAATAATAATTCCCATGAGCATGGGTCAAGCATAATAAAAACATGAAAAAGCGCCATTGGAAAATCAAACTCAAGGAACGCACCACCGGGCAGATCCTCACCCCCGAAGACATCGGCTACAAAGACCGCGAAAAGGTGATAGAGTTCTTCGGACTCGAGAACCAGGATGTCGAATGGTACGAGATAGAGGAAGTGCCCTGCAAAGAAAACGAATAACAACCCTTAAAAACAAGAGATATGACAGAAAAAGTGGAAATGACAGCCGAAGAGCGTCAGGAATTCGAGGCTTTCAAGGCCGAGAAAGAGAAGAAGCGCCGCGAGCAGGAGCGCAAGGAGCAGCGCAAACAGTACGCCGACATGGTCGACGAGGAAGTCGCCGCCACCATTCCGCAGCTCCGCGAGCTGAGCGAGCGGATCAAGCAGGTCAAGGAGGCCATATTCGGCAACTTCGAGACCATCCTGGGCATGAAGTCGGAAATCACCGGCGTGGCCCGCGACGGGCAGAACAGCCACACGTTCACCAACTCCGACAGCACGCTGCGCGTCATCCTCGGGGTGAACACCATCGACGGCTACCGTGACACCGTGGAGGACGGCATCGCCATGGTCAAGGGCTACATAGAGAGCCTCGCCAAGGACGATGCCACCAAAGCCCTCGTCAACGCCGTGCTGCGCCTTCTCAGCCGCGACGGGCAGGGCAACATCAAGGCCAGCCGCGTGCTTCAGCTCCGCAAGATGGCCGAGGACAGCGGCAGCGAGCAGTTCCTCGAGGGCGTGAAAATCATAGAGGAGGCATACCAGCCGACCGTCTCCAAGAAGTTCATCCGCGCCCAGTACAAGAACGACAAGGGCGCATGGTGCTACATACCCCTTGGCATGACCGATGTTGATTAAAACCTGATGAAAATGGAAAAAGAAATCAAGAGACCGCCCCGGATCGCGGTGTGCAAGGAATGTCACGGCACCGGGATACAGCAGACCGACGCGCCCCGGAGACACCTGGCTCCGTGTCCGCAGTGCGAAGGCAGCGGCCGGGTCACGGTGAGCAGCGTGACGACACTCGACATCAGACCTTACAGACAGATACAGGTTAAAACCATGTGACAGCAATGGCAGACAAGCGAGGCATGTCCTACAGGAAGCGCGTCGAGGACATAAACCGGATATATGACCGGTACGCCAGGAGCGGACTTAGCAACCGGGAGATATGGCGCAGGCACATATATCCGGCCTATTGGATCAGCGAGCGCACTTTCTACAACATCATGAACGCCACGGCAGGGCTTGAAACCCCGGTCGTGGCGTCCGACATGCCGAGCCTGTTTGACTTTGCAGACGAAAACCCCGAAAAAGAAGATACGGATGAATGACATTGACCGGCAGACACGCGCCATCTTCAGGAGCATATTACGCGACATCAAGGTAGAGCTCGGCGACGAGTTCGACCGGAATTTCGAGCGCGAGGCCTTCTTCTCGCAGTCATGGGCCAGGCGCAAAAGCCCGACACGTCCGGGCGGCCACATGCTTGTTGACACCGGCGCCCTCCGCCGGAGCGTCCAGAGCGAGATCAGGGAGAGCAGCATCGTGTTCTTCAGCGACCTTCCCTACGCCTCCATCCACAACGAGGGGGGCGAGATCAAGGTGACCGCCAGGATGAAGCGTTTCTTCTGGTACAAATACTACTCTGCCACCGGCTCCTTCGGCCGCCGCAAGGACGGCACGTTGAGGCAGGACAAAAAGAACCGGCAACTTACAAGCGAGGCCGACTTCTGGAAGGCGATGGCCTTGATGAAGGTCGGGGCGACAATCAAGATCCCGCAGCGCAAGTTCCTGGGTAAATCGCCGGAGGTGGAGGCGGCAGTGAGAGAAATCATCGAGGAGAACCTTAACGAGTACATCAACAATATAGACTTCAATATAAGATGAGAGAAGAATTATACCGCAAACTTAAAACCCGGCTTGAAGCGCTGTGCGTGAATGCTGCCGGAGAGTATTATGAACGCCCGGATGAGGCAGACATGGATGACGAACTGTATCCCCGTGCGATCAAGCACATCGACCTCTGGAACCACAATGTAGAGTT